TTTCCTTAATTTCCTCTTCCTTTACATTATTAACTGTTGCATTAGTAGGTAAAGGTAACACACTATCCTCAAGAGTTTCCTTAATTTCCTCTTCCTTTACATTATTAACTGTTGCATTAGTAGGTAAAGGTAACACACTATCCTCAAGAGTTTCCTTAATTTCCTCTTCCTTTACATTATTAACTGTTGCATTAGTAGGTAAGGGTAGGTTGCTATCCTCAAGAGTTTCCTTAATTTCCTCTTCCTTTACATTATTAACTGTTGCATTAGTAGGTAAGGGTAGGTTGCTATCCTCAAGAGTTTCCTTAATTTCCTCTTCCTTTACATTATTAACTGTTGCATTAGTAGGTAAGGGTAGGTTGCTATCCTCAAGAGTTGAAAACGTAAAAGGTTTTAAACAATCGCGGTTATGTTCAGTAACCACGAACAGGCTACCATGGCAGTCAAATTTATTGCCATCTTTATTGATGGCTCTAAAGTTTAAAATCGTACCATTACCGTTAGTGTCTTCAAAAATGACATTTTGTATTATATCATTTTTTAAATCTACGTATTTAAACTTTTTACCAACTTGTAAAAAGTTTCTGTGTACTGCGCTATAAACCTCCTCCTTTACATTAACCTCCTCCTTTACATTAACCTCCTCCTTTACATTAACCTCCTCCTTTACATTAACCTCCTCCTTTACATACTTTACATACTCGTCTATTGACGAGTATTTGCTAAATCCATCGATTAAGATATACTCGTTGCCATCTTCATTTTTTACCCTGATTTTGCCCTCTCGATAACAGTTGTGTGGATCGTTTATCCAAAATGCTTTATAAACTACAAAGCACTTTGTCCGCGACGTAACGAGAAGGATGATCTCTCTAGAGCTATTTTTGTAGTAGTTGCCGGTTACGAATGTATTAGCTTGCATTTTCCTATGTCCTTATTTTTTTACTTTTTTACTTTTTGTTAACTCTTAATCCTAAGCTTAACTACTTCTTAGGATTAAGAATGCGATCGCTTAGGCATTAAACCTAAGTCGGGAGTCATAACTCACTCGACCGCAATAACTTATTTAAAGTTATAAACTAGCCCAGTATTTGACTGTTTTTAAGTAGTTGCACAGTCTCTCAATTCTTACCCAGCAATTGATCCGGGATGGAACTAAAACGGCGGTTTCGTAAAGAATGTTTTCTGGTAGCTTACGTCTGACATAGCGTCTAACTAATTGTGGCGTTATATCTTTGTCGTTTTCCTGATTAAAATCAGGGAATACTTCTTTAACTAGTTCTTTAATTTCTGCTATTTTATTTTTCATTTTCCTTACCTCTTTTTTAACTTTTTTAACTTTCTTTATAATAACGCACTCTTAAAAATAACGCTACAGTATTTTAAAATTAATTTTATGTATAAGCTAGGACTAAGTAATTTAACTCTTAAATATTTCCTTAGCGATCGCTAGATTAATCCTTAAATTAAATTTAGTGCCGGGACTTTAATTAATTTATTTAATAGCGATCGCGGGTCAAGAATAATGTATGAATTAAAAAAATAAACCTCTTAAAACTTAATTTAAGAGGTTTATTTTAAGAGTATTTTAAGGTATTATCTTAACAAGATATCCGACCCTAATATCTCTTCAGCAAAGGGATCGTTTATCCCCAAATCGTGGCCGTAATCGTATCCTTGAAAAAGACCTTCGCCATAATGTTCTTGATGGTGTTCCCGAAGGTTATAGTTTGCATAGTCTTCCTCCTTCTTTTTTCTATACTCTATATCACAGTGGTTTAGGTAAGGTCTGGAGATAGGGATCTCTTTTTCGTTGTCAGTTACTAGTACGAAATTGTCTCCAGATATGGTCTGTACGGTCTTCATTTTCCTATGTCCTCTTTTCTTTACTTTTTAACTTTCAATATAATAACTAATATAACTTACTCTCTACCGTCGTGCAACAGTATTTTAAATTAATTTTATGTTATATTTTATACATGAGTTAAAAATATTCTGCGATCGCTAATTTAATTTAGCGTCGAAACTTGTCTGCACTATGCACTAATTTAATTTAAGGCTTATCTCTTATCTCTTATCTCTTATCTCTTATCTCTTATCTCTTATCTCTTATCTTGCGATCGCTAGATTAATCCTTAAATTAAATTTAGTGCCGGGACTTTAATTAATTTATTTAAGGGGGGGTCGAGATTAAGGCGGGGGTAAGGCGAGAGTGGGCGGGTACTCTAGACACACTTCATCTACGAAAAAAATCCAAAAAAAATATCCCAGACTATTCTTCATCTGGGATAATACTTTGTGTCGCCTATGCAATTTTTAAATCTATAATTTAACTTATATATAAATTATAGCACAGTCTTAAAGGAAATGGGAAGCAAAAGAAAAGATTTTTTAAGTGGCGCACCAACAACTTTATTAAAGTCCAAGGTTAACGAAAAAGCTAAGAATAATGCGGTAACTTTTACCCTTCCAGATCCACAGCCTGGAAAGCAAACAAGCTTTGTAAATACGCGCGCTGATGTGTGCATATATGGAGGAGCCGGCGGAGGCGGGAAGTCGTGGGCATTGTTAAGGAAGTCTTTAATTAATATTGATAACCCTAATTATGGTGCGGTAATCTTCCGCCGGACTTCGCCTGAAATAACAACAGAGGGTGGTTTATGGGATGAGTCTAAGAAATTATTTGGCTTAGTCCCTGGTGCAATTCCAAGAGAGGGTAAATTAGATTGGAAATTTCCCAGCGGCGCAGCTATTAGCTTTGGTCACGCTCAACATGAAAAAGACGTAGAGAATAAATTCCCCGGAGCGCAAATAGCCTATATTGGTTTTGATGAGTTAAATAAATTTACCGAAAAACAATTTTGGTTCTTATTTTCAAGAAATAGAAGTACCTGCGGAGTTAAGCCAAGGATTGATGCAACCTGTAACCCTGACGCAGATTCGTGGGTAGCTAAATTAATTGATTGGTATATTAACCCTACGACGGGATACCCTATCGAAGAAAGGTCAGGCGTTTTAAGATACTTTTACCGCTTAAATAACGTTATTCACTGGGGAGATTCCGCAGAAGAATTAATGCTTAAATTCCCAGAATTAGCTAAAATTGCGCCGCCAAAATCCTTAACTTTTATTAGTGCAACCTTAGACGACAATAAGATTCTCTTAAGCCAAAACCCTGATTACAAAGCTAATTTACTTTCATTACTTAATGTTGACATGGAGCGGTTACTTAAAGGTAATTGGAAGATTAAATGGTCGGCAGGATTAGTCTTTAACCGTTCGTGGTTTGAGATAATAGATCAAGAACAGTTAAGCAGCATGGATTTAACTTCTGCCCAATTTTTAAGGTTTTGGGATTTGGCCAGTACAGCTAAAGAAGTTGCCTCTTCATCCTCATGCTTTAGTGCATCCCAGAAATGGATGAAAGTTAAAAATAAATTTACGGGAGAGTATGAATATTACATCTTAGATGTTTACTGGGAACAGTTAGGAGCAGAAGAGGGCGATAACCAAATCGTAACGATGGCCGTGGCGGATGGTAAAAAAGTTAAGCAACGGTGGGAGTTAGAGGGCGGTTCAGCGTCAAGGAGACACGAACAAAGCTTAATTAGGACAATCAAAAAAGCTTTGCCTGAGTGTAATTGTAAGGGAGTCCAACCTCTTGGCGATAAATTAACCCGGGCTAAACCCTGGGCTATGGATGCTAGGAGCGGGAAGATAAAAATACTAAGAGCTTGGTGGAATGATGACTTTTTATCTTATGTGGATGCTTTTGACGGCAGTAGAAAAACCCCGCCCACAAATGATGTTGTAGACGGGGGAAGTGGCGCACATTCTTGTTTATCCCAGAATTTAGTATTTGGGGGAAGTTTAGGGAGTTAATAATTCCTCAACATCACTAACTAAAATAGCCCCATACCCCGCTAACTCAGCAGGGGTTATCAATATTTGCGCTTGGTAATTGGGATCTAATTGAGTTCTTTGAAGTAAGGCTATGATGGCATCAAAACTTGCTTGGGTTAGTTTGCCACCACGTTTTAATGTTGTTAAGTTGCCAACAATCCAATCAGGTCGATTTTGGGTAATAGCATCTAATATCCTTAAATAGACTGGACTTTCAGCTATAGCTAAGACTTCACTATCTGTCACTATGGTAGATACTTCTTCTACTGTAGGTACAACAGATACTTGTCCTATTGGCACTGGATTATCTACTAATACTTTATCGTTGAGGTATGAAGTTAATTCCCTAGCAGATAGTTGAGGGAATTGTGCAATTTGAGAAAGCAGCCATTCTTGTTTTGTCATAATTTTAATTATCCACTAATATGATTTTCCTCAAGCTACTGTGATGCTGTAGTACTTACCCTCATTGCGCTCAAGGGTTTGCCGGTCGGTGGTGGAGAGGACGGAGGAGAACGAAATCAATTCTGATACAGTGCCGTCAAATGGGAGCAATGATCCAGTTCCATTCAGCGAACCTATCGCGCTATTGACCCCCGTAAAGACGGTCGTAATTGTTGCGCTATCCCATTCCGCGCCGTTCTTAAACAGTTTCCACTGCTCGCTTCCGGTGGTTGATATAGATGTGATCAAAGTGAGTGTATTTGAAATAGCAACATCTGCGGCTAAACCGTTGGTTCCGTTGCCTCCCGTCGCTGTAGTGTTGGCTACGTTTAAGCGCCCAACCGAAATAGGCCCAGCCGATTCTTGGTTTGCAATAACGTAAAAACGGCCATTTTGCCCCGAAGACCACTGCCCAAAAACAGTCCCAAATTCATTTTCAATCGTCGGTGTGAACAGAATAAACAAACTGTGCGTTGCGCCAATAAGCGGAGAAGCGGCAGCTAAATAATCATTTACGCCATCAAACCTGATAGCGGGTTTGCCGTTTTGCGTCTCTATCGCACCATTGCTAACAATGCGCGGCCGCGATCCCGTAATTGAAACTGCATGACGACCATTGCCAGATTGGTCATACCAGATAACAATCTCACCGTTGTCCGAACCGACAAATGCTAATAATGTAACAATGTCTAAATCCTCTCCAATAAAACCTATATCTAATTGTGAGTTATCACTAGTTCTCATTACTCTTATAGCTGCGCCAGTCCAAAACCTGGAAAGCCGTCTTAATCCATAAGCGACAGAGGCTATAGCAAAAATTAAATCAAGAACACATTTAAAACCACCCAACACCACCATTCTAGTAGAAGTTCTCATGGTGCAAAACTCCTAGCACGTATAGTCCCTGTTTCTGAGTTAGCAGCCGGGACAATTGCACCGTTAGTAACCAAATACCCCCACAGGCTAGTGCTATTTAGTACAAACAATTGATTTAAGTCTCTAACAACGCCAACAACTCTATTACCCCCTTTAGCTAAACTCATAGATACGTTGAAACCTACAGGGTCTAAAACAGGGTCAGAACCAATTGTCCAGATACTATTATCTGCAATATTTGTAGGTGCTGTAGGGTATAAGTGTACCGCAAAAGAAGTCATACCTGCTGGTACAGAAGATAGATTGAGAGATATTTCAAAATAAGAAAGGAATATACCTTTACCAGCTTCGCCTATATTTTGAAGTTGGAATAGACCGCCATAAACATCAAAGTTTGGTGCAGAAGCAGTATAAGTTGTAGTAGCAGCGCGAGTAATTGTAATTGTGGTTGAGGATTCATAAGCTGACTTTGGAGGGATGCGATCGTCTATCAGTTTCCAAATCGCAGACAACCAACCTAAGTTACCCACACCACCGGTAGGTATAGTAGCATCTGTTATTTTAGTGCCAAAGTTAACCGTGGTAGAGCCTCCGCCACCGCTACTAGGATTTAAGAGTGCTGCTACTTCGGCATTAGCCACAGCTTGCGTTAATTCAGATTGCCCATATTCGCCATTTTCATATCTAGGCAGGTCGCCTTTATTTATCGTAGACATACTTAAAAGCGTGTGTAAAAATATACTATATTTACATTTTACGATACTTTTAAGTTTTATGCAAAAAAATTAAGGCGTTAAATAAAATTACTAACTCTAATTATTGCAGTAATTAATTTAAAAACTTCTTGCATTAATCCCGTATTTGGAGAGGGTTTGGTAATTAACGTTTCGCCAATGAAACCTACATCAAAATCTTTTACCCTCTCCCAAAAATCCGCACTTCTATCTTCTTCGTGGCAGTTTACATAGACCCACCCTAATGTACATCCTAAGTCGGTGATATGCTCTACGTCTCCATCTTTATTTAGCTTTAAGTAAACATCTATAATTGCACCATCCGGTAAAGTAAATGGTGTTTTTAACTTTATGTACCCATAGCCATTTTCTTTAACAGTAAATAAATTGTTAAATTCTTCCTCTAGCTTAAAAATTAACGCTTTTTTTACCTTAGCTTTAATTACCTCATCTGCTACAGATGTGTATTCTGACCTAATTACTAGTTCATGATTTTCATGCAAAAGCATAAATTCATAAATATCTACAGGAAGTGATTTAGACCTAAAACTTTCGCGCACATCACCAATATCAAACAACCCTAAATCTAATACTTTAGTTAGGGCGTTTTTATTTTCCTCCCACTTACTCAAGAAATTTTTAATACTTTCTTGAGCGTGATTAACTTCTTCTGTTTCTAAATTACAGGTTTTGCAAGCGAGTCTAAATTCATGAGACATTTTAAATTACCTTTACTTTAACCTTTAACTTTCTAGAAAACTTAAATTGCCTGACTTCCAGTCTTCAGGATCGATAGACTTAATTTGTTTATACAACTCTTCAAGCTGTGCGACGCTATAAAGCTTGTCTACCCCTGCATTCACGCCCTGGATTTTGTTATTTTGGAGGAATTTAATAAACTTATATGTGTTCAAACCTTCCCATCCGTAATTGAGGTTTCGCTCCACTAATTCTGGGAAGTTAGCCTCTGTAAAGAAATACTCATACATTTCCTCAAACTTAATATGGGTTCTGCATTTCGGTAAATTAATTAACATTTTTTATCCTCCTAAACTAATTAAATAAAACTTAAAAAACTCTCTCCAAGAACTAACTCTCTCGCCAACGGGAAGAAAATCTTTACCTTGTTTTGTCCACAGTAAAAATTTATAGACTACTTTTTTGAGCTTTAAGTTACACCTATCTAAAAAAACAATAAATGCGTAAAATAACCAAAGTAATGGATAAACATCTGTCCTTACGCATAAATCACTATCCCAAAAACCCGGCACACGATAATAAGAAAAATCCATAGCCAGTGGCTTAAATTTAACGCCATCACTTACACAAACGGAATCAAATATTGAAGGTTTCGGCAAAATAAATATTTGCGGGCTGTCCTTAGTTATTTCGTAACGATGTTCTATATAAATCCCAGGATTTACTTCAGGAGTTATTTTCCCCACAAATTTTAGTATTAGCATTTTACTTTCTCACTTACGACTATTTTTAAATTAGGATATTGACTTACGACTTCTAGCCTATCATCTAAGCTAATTACTAAATTCTCATCTTCCTCATCTTTCCCTAGTATTTTTAGTTATTAGCATAACTTTTAAAAACTCCTTGTAAAACTTCCCAACCGTCTCCCGTTATATTAGTAGTCTCCAATTTATCTTTAACATCAACTAAAGAAAATTCCTTAATTAATTGGCTAAAAAATATCCTAAAGAAACTAAAATGAAAAACTCTAACTCCCTCGAAACTTAATTCTACAATTTCCCCAGGGTGATCATAAAGGATATGCCCGTCGCCGTGACATATAGCATACTCGCCAGTTATCCCAAAGATTTTAAGTTGCATTTTTTTTAACTTTAACTTAATCCTACTATATACTTTTTATATACCGCCGTCAATCCCCAAAAGTATTAAAAGTATTTTTTATCTCCTCACAAATTACTTTAATAAGTAATGGTGGTACAGAATTGCCAATTACATGAACATCCAAGGCGTTTTTGCCAGAAAATTCATAACTTGGCGGAAAAGTCTGCAATCTGGCCAAACACGCCACGTTTAAGCTTTTTACAACGCCATTTATGCTTACGTCTATTAACTTTTCCCTATTCGCACCCTTTCCATCGCTTCCTAAAGATGCTTTTATTGTCCAAATTGGTGAATCTTCCTCACGGATTTTATTCACCTTACTTCTTGCGCCAACTCTTTCTACGACTACCTTGGCATTACTAAAGCCTTTATTCCTTAAACTTAGAGAGTTAAGTTGTTTTCTGGTTAAACTAACTTCTTTTAAATTAGGGATTAAATCTTCAATTGCTGAGTACCATCCTACCCATTCACCATTATTTTTACTATGCGTAAAACTAATCCTTACGGCAGGGAAATTTCTATAGTTAAAAATAGTAATTAATCTTTGGCGAGTTTGTGGCACGCCATAGTCAGCACAGTTAATTATCTCCTCAAAACTTATTTCATAGCCTAATTCCTTAAGGTAATTTTTAAATTTAATATAAACCTCGCTTTTAGCATAAGCCCTAACGTTTTCTAAAATTACATATTCAGGTCTAAATAAAGCATAAAACTTCCTTGTCTTCCAAATGACTTTTGCACTTTCGGAATTAGGATTTTTATTTAGTTTTAATTGGGAATACTCCTGACATGGTGGCGAAGTTTGGATTACTAAAATCTCATTATTCTTTTCCCTTGCCTCTTTTAATGGAATATGTTTTATAACACTTAGGATACTTACCTCTCCTATATCTTGGCAAATTACTTTACCTAAATTCTTCTCATATAATTCCGCCACTTTCTTATCCCACTCAATCCCCAGCAAAGGCATAAACCCAGCTTGGATTGCTCCCAAAGTTGAGCCGCCACCGCCGCTAAAATGCGAAAACCATAAAAACTTTTTCATTATTTCAAAACCCTACTTTCTATTTCTTTGCTAATCTCCAAAACTTTCCAGCGGCACTGATTTAGGTATTTAAAGGATTTATAATAATTTTTATAATCCTTACTTTTCTCCTGCGCCACAGATTGTTTTTCCAATATTTCTACGCTTTCTTTTATGTTATAAAGCATCTGCCACAATACCTCTATATGAAGTATTTTTATTGTGTTTAAAAATTGCATATTACCAATTCCTTAACTTTTTCTCTTTCTTTACTGTTGCTATTTATCGTACCATTTCTCCAAACTTCACTTATCTTAAACTTCTTACTTGCATATAAATCTAAAATAAAACTATTGTGAGAATTGCAAAGTAAAAACTTTATTTTATTTTCACTGTATTCCCTACATACGTCTCTTAATTTAACTTGCTCATCTTCCCCAAACGGGCTTTTGTTATAACCATTAAAAGTCCCATGATAAGGCGGATCTAAAAATACAAAATCGCCAGGTTGAGGCAAATGACTAATATTAAAGAAAGATGTATTAACTACCGCTACATTATTAGTATTTAAGGCTAAATTACTGTTAGTTAAAAGTTCAGGTTGGTAAATAGTTTGTCCCGGCAGTCCGAAAGGAACATTAAAACTGCCGCTTTTATTAACGCGGTACATTCCCGATCTACAAGCTTTGTTTAAGTAGATAAATTTTGCAGCATTATAAACATCACTCTTAAATTGCTTATTTCTAACTTCTTCAAAAAACTCTTTATTGTGAGCTTCTGCGAAATCCTTTAAAAGAACTTGTTTTAATTTACTTAAATTATCCTTAACTTCTTTGTAAGTATTAACTAAGTCTTTATTTAAGTCACTTAAAAGTGCGCGGTTAATTAATCCTATATTTTGTAAATGGAAAAACATTGCGCCGCCACCTAAAAATGGCTCAAAATAAGTATTAAATTCGGCGGGGATTAATCCTAATTCTTCGTATTGAGGAATTAATCTAGTTTTGCCTCCTACCCACTTAAGGAATGGTTTAAAATTTTTATCTTTAACTATTTCTGTTAAACAATTAAAGTCATGTTCGTATTTTAATTTTGCATTATTGGGAAGGACGGTTATAGCTTGAGGGTTGTTGTATGCGATCTTCATAGATTTAAAATCTTTTGAGACAATTCATTCATTTCGCTAACCAACTCTTGATATTTTTTAAAGTCTGTAGAATTATTAATTTGCGAAAACTCTTGTTTGAATTTTTGAGTTAATTTATCCAACTTGATAATTAGCTTTTGCTTCTCCCATTGCTCCTCAGAATAAGCCTTACCGGAACATATATTATTTACTAAATCCAGTACACCATCAGATTTAAAAGTAAACTTATACTCCCAATTTGTATCTTCATTATTAGCATAGATAAACTTAGTGCCTACTTTAGTAACTATTAATTTAATATCTATTGATTTTTTATCAATAGGTTTATTTGAAGGCATCCAGTAAATGTCGCCAATGTTTATTTTTTTTAATCCTTCCATAGTTACCTCTCTTTATACATTTAAAAGTATAATTATATAATACATGGTTTATATACCGTCGTCAAGTCCCAAAAGTAAAAAAATAAAAATTATGCCTAGTATTAATTTTTTCCAAAGAGTAAAAAACATTTTCACGCAAATCCTTGCAAGGATAAGAAAACCGCGAGGGTTTACAGGATCTTCTGAGTCTTTACGTTTGGGGTTAGCTTCTAAGAGAAATTTAAGCTTAGGATTACCGGAAATTCCCGTTAGAACAATTATGGGGGATGGCTATTTAACTCACCAATTGATCGAGATGTCAATATGGAATCCAGAGGTACGACACTCTAGTAGTATTTTAGCTAGGGATGTTTTTATTAGAGAAAATGGCGAAGTTCGTAGTTGGAAAGTTAACCCTAAGATGGATGACGTAGAAGTAGATAAAAATTTAATTAGTGTAAGTAAAGAAATGGCATCAAGGCAATTTGGAAAAGATTTAGTTCTAGGAGGTAATGCCTTAGAGCCAGGCGTAAGGAGGATGCTGAGGTTTGGCGATAGTTTTGCAGAATTAGGATTAAACTTCGACAGTAAAAATAAGAAAGATTACTTTATAGAAAAAATCCAATACCTCCCAACTTTCTCTATGTTTGTGGATGTAAATAGTGAAGGGGAACTAAAAGGAACTTATTCACAAAGGAAAATGATTAGCGAAAGTCCTGACGATAGGGTATTTCCTGATTGGAAAATATTGCATTTTAAATATGAAGAATTAGGAGCTTCAGGAAGGTATGGCGACTCCTTATTTTTACAGTCAGTTGAAGCTTACGAATACTTAAAAGAACACCGTCCAGATGTCGCCCAAGCTGTCCGAGCCGCCGCAATTTCTCCTTGGCTTCATCTCATGCCCGAAGGCGCGGATGAAGAATACAAAGAAGCTTATATGCTTGAGCATAAATCGCAATTAGCACAAGGCTTAATTTCCAACCTTTACTTGTTAAATAAAGCTGACGTAAGAAAAGCTTATAGTAATGGTAATGAAAGTCTTAAGGGCGTTTTTGATTATTGGATGAAGCTTAGGGAAGAGTTAGTGCCGCCTGGCGTACCGCTATGGTTTTTCCCAGGGTTGGGAATGGAATCAAACTCAGGTAAGGATATAGCTAACCAACCCGCATTGATGTACTCAAGAAATATCCAAGCTTTGCGAGGGTTGGTCGGAACTCAGGTTAAGTGGTGCATTAGCCTAGAGTATTGCATGAAATTCGGGTATGAATCGTACTATGAAAATGTCATTAAAAGGGGTGGCTTTGAATTAGATTGGGGAATTTGGGCAGTTAACGGACAAGAGTTTTTAATGAAAGCTCAAAACCAATCAACCCAAAATCAACAGTTAAGTGCGGGCGCAGGGAAGGAATAATTAATAAAAAAATCCCTTAACTTCTGGTGCTGAGTTAAGGGATTACCATAGTAAATAGTGAGGAGTGACTCAAGCTAAGAACCACGATAATATTTTAGCATAAATAATCGGGGTTTACGTTAAATTTTCCGTCCGATAAATCTTTTCCGCAATTTGGACATTCAGCATAACTCCCGCTAAAACCGTAATTGCCAAGAGATCTGTTTAATTGTAAAGTTTTTATTACTGTCGGAACTTCAGTTTTTAAACTTCCATAAATTTCTGCTGGCGTAGGATTGGAATCCCCAACCCATCCGCAACTAGGGCATTTTATGTATTTTATTTCTGGCATACTTTTTAATTACCTGACTATTTTAAAATTTCTACCGCGATAATTTTTTTATTACTTGTCCAAGTTTGCAACATTCTTTGTTCGGAACATTCCCTAATCGGGATATCCGCCGCAAGCAGATTTTACTTGATCGCATTTGTTTGTTATTCCAATCTTCTTCGCTAGACGCGGACTTCATCAATTCAATTACTTCTGTTTTAGTCATCTTTATATTCCTCTCTTACTCTTTAACTTCATTCTGGTTATACCACACCTTTCTATCGTCGGTCAATAGGTAAATTAAAAAATATAAATTTAGGATATACTGATATAAATAATTACTTACTTTATAGATATGCCTAAGCGTCAAAAACAAATAGATTTAACTTCCCAATCTGCGGAATTTATAAACCTCACCATAAGCCCCGGTGACACTTTTACATTCACACTCCAAAATATCCAACAGTTTTACGGATCGTTGGGAATTATTTTTATAGGCGACACACAGCAAAGACTGGG